AATACCACCTAGTGATCCGGAAGCACTTCCTGCTAAACTTTTAATATTTCCTGTTAGCCCGTTAAGTCCTGACCCAATTTCTCCCGACAAGGAAGAAATTTTACTGTTTAAATCAATTTTCGATAGCTCAGAAAAAGAACTAGTCATTGCAGAGCCAGCTTCGTTTGAAGCCTGTGAAACGCTCTGCGATATGTTTGATACCAATTGAGCAAGAGGATTAATAGATAAAGACATTTTGAGCATATTTCCTTGTCATATAGTCTATTTATTCGACAAAAAATGTGCTATTATATTACTAATTGTGGAGAAATCTAGATAATGAACCAACCAAAAGTTAAGTACCTAACTAATAAGGACCTACTAAGAGAGATACATTTAAGCAAAGTTACATATAGCTCTTATACAAAACAAGAATATCATGAATATGATTTAATTGTTCCTAACTTAGAAAAAATAAACATTAGAACTATAGCAGAAGCAAAAAGAAATAGGGCTGCACGTTTAGCAAAACAAGCGCACGAAGCAGCTATGCTAGAACAGGGTAAAAAAATTCCTGCAAAAGGATTCGAAATAGATTATAAGAAAATTGACAAACACGATCTAGTATTTCGTGTTATGACATTTGATCATATTCCTCTAGCACCCGGTCGTAAAAAGACATTAAAGAATACAGCCGACAGTCACGAAAAAGTAAACTTTCCTCCTTATCAACACTGGAAGTTTGACGACAATGACGAATTGATCTGTGTAGGCAAAAGTCACTGGAAGGGTGGAATTAAAACAGGTAAATTTGATAAAGATCACGGACAAATGACTAATAACTTAGCTCGTATGTTTATTAAATTATGTGAGCGTTATGCAACTAGAGGAAATGTCCGTGGATATACTTACAACGATGAAATGCGTGGTCAAGCGATACTTCAGCTCACCCAAATTGGTTTACAATTTGATGAAAGCAAATCCGATAACCCGTTTGCTTATTATACCGCTGCTGTTACTAACAGTTTTGTTCGCATCATCAATATCGAGAAGCGTAATCAAAATATTCGAGATGATATTCTTGAAATGAATGGTATGAATCCGAGCTGGACCAGACAGAACAGTGGTAGCAGTGGAGCTAATACTGCACCTGTTACAATCACATCTGGCGAAGATTGGGATTGACCTTTAATTAAAAATACTGTAACATAAATCTATGAATCTATTTAAAAAAGCAGCTTGTTTCACAGATATTCATTTTGGTCTTAAAAGCGGTAGCAGAACACATAACATTGACTGCGAAGAATTTGTTAAGTGGTTTTGTGATACAGCCAAAGAAGAAGGTGCAGAGACGTGTATCTTTTTAGGTGACTGGCATCACAATCGTGCCAGCACAGACGTTAGTACTATGAATTATACTCTTTCAAACTTAGAAAGACTTAGTGCTTCGTTTGAAAAAGTTTACTTTATACTTGGCAACCACGATCTGTTCTACAAAGACAAACGTGAAATTAACTCTGTAGAGTTTATGCGCCTATTTCCTAATGTTGTTCCAATTAGAGAAATTTTTACAAACGGAGATGTTACTATCCTTCCGTGGTTAGTAGCAGATGAATGGCAAAAAGTTCCTAAGATCAAAAGCAAATATATCTTTGGGCACTTAGAACTTCCGCATTTCTATATGAACGCTATGGTGCAGATGCCCGATCACGGACAGTTGCAAAGCGATCACTTCCAACATCAGGACTATATCTTCTCAGGACACTTCCATAAGCGTCAACAAAAGGGTAAGATTGTGTATATTGGTAATGCTTTCCCTCACAACTATGCAGATGCGGGTGATGACGAACGTGGTATGATGTTATTAGACTGGGGAGGTACTCCAGAGTTTAAGACTTGGCCTGGACAACCTGTTTATAGAACATATAAACTAAGTCAAATTATTGATACTCCAGATAAGCTGCTTCGTGAAAAGATGCATTGCCGTGTAACTATTGACCTGCCTATTACTTTTGAAGAGGCAAACTTTATTAAAGAACAGTTTATGCCGCAGTATAATCTGCGTGAGCTGATGCTGATTCCAGAAAAAGTAGAAGTTGAATCTAATGTTACTCCTATTGATTTAGAATTTGAAAGTGTTGACACAATTGTTATGAATCAGATCAATGCAATTGAAAGCGACACCTACAATAAAAAACTGTTATTGGAAATTTATAGCGAACTATGATTAAAATTAAAAATTTAACAGTCAAGAATTTTATGAGCGTGGGTAATCAAACCCAAGCCATCGACTTTGACCGCGGACAGTTAACCTTAGTACTTGGTGAAAATCTAGATCTAGGAGGTGATGATTCTGGGGCTCGCAACGGTACGGGCAAAACAACAATCATCAATGGACTAAGCTATGCTATCTACGGTCAAGCCCTAACTAATATCAAGCGTGATAACTTGATTAACAAAATTAACAGTAAAGGAATGTTAGTTACTGTTACTTTTGACAAAGATGGGCAGGAATTCCACATTGAACGTGGACGCAAACCTAATCTATTAAAGTTTAGTATTAACGGTCAAGAACAAGAACTTAAGGATTTAGACGAAAGTCAAGGCGATAGCCGGGAAACTCAAAAAGCAATTGAAGAAGTATTTGGTATGAGTCACGAAATGTTTAAACATCTTGTTGCTCTAAACACTTATACAGAACCTTTCTTATCAATGAAAGCTGCCGATCAACGTGCTATCATTGAACAGTTGTTGGGTATTACTATACTTTCTGAAAAAGCAGAAGCACTTAAAGAAGCTATCAAAGCATCTAAAGATGCTATTGCTACAGAAAATACTAGAATCGAAACTATCAAAGCCAGCAACGAGCGCATTCAGCAGAGTATTGAATCTCTAGAGCGTAAACAAAAGCTATGGGCAGACAATAAAGAAACTGCTATGGAAAATTTGCTCAAGAGTATTGATCGCTTGATGCAAATTGACATTGAAGAAGAGATAGCTAATCAGCGTTCTTTAATCGAATGGACTAAAACTAAAAAAGAACGAGACAATCTTACTTCTTTAATCGCAAAACAAACAGCAGCATTAGAAAAAGAACAGAAAGTATTATCTAAATTAGAAAAAGAATTAGTAAGTCTAGCTGATCATAAGTGTCACGCTTGTGGACAAGAAGTACACGACAGTAAACACGATGAAATGTTAGGTGCTAAAGCTCAGCAGGTTGAAGAAAGCAAGGGTGCTATTAACGAACATCTTGAAGAACTGGCGACACTTAACGAAGCTATGTCGCTTTTAGGTGAGCAAGGTGATTGTCCAACTGTTACCTATGACAGTTTAGAACAAGCTCTTAATCATAAAAATACTTTAGATGGATTAGAGCGCGACGTTACAATCAAAGATGCTGAAGAAAATCCCTACGACGAACAAATATTAGAACTTAAGAATACCGCAGTTCAGGAAATTAACTGGGATGCTGTCAACGAACTAGTAAAAATTAAAGATCATCAAGAGTTCTTACATAAACTGTTAACTAACAAAGACAGTTTTGTTCGTAAACGCATCATCGATCAGAACCTAGCTTTCTTAAATCAACGCTTAACCTACTATCTTGATAAGATTGGATTACCGCATACTGTTGAATTCCAAAATGATTTATCAGTTATCATCACTCAATTAGGTCAAGACCTCGACTTTGATAACTTATCACGAGGTGAACGTAACAGATTAATCCTGTCATTATCGTGGGCGTTCCGAGATGTGTGGGAAAACTTATATCAAAGTATTAACTTGTTGTTTATTGACGAGTTAGTAGACTCTGGTATGGATGCGTCTGGTGTGGAGTCAAGTATTGCTGTTCTAAAGCGTATGACTCGAGAGCGTGACAAGAATGTATTCTTGATTTCGCACAGAGACGATCTAACCAGTCGTGTAAATCACGTATTAAAAGTTATTAAAGAGAATGGATTTACTTCATACTCTACAGATATTGAGATTATGAACTAATGGCAACAGACAGTCATGATAAGATGATAGAAGCGTTTCAGCAATATTTCAAATATCAGGATCGCTTTGAATACAAAGGCTCAGACGAAGCAGGCATTAAGGCACGGTATTGGCTATCAGAAATTAGAAACGAAGCAAGTAAAAGGCGAGTAGAAATACAAGAAAAACGACAGGCACGAAAAAAAGCCAGAAAAGGCGTATTAGGCAGACCCCCCAAGCTAACTAAGTGAGTGCAATGGACGTATCAAAATCAAATAGTTGAAGAAATTCCAGAAGGCTATATTGGCTTTGTTTATCTCATCACGAATCTAACTACCGGGCAAAAGTACATAGGCAAGAAACTAGCACAGTTTAAACGCACGAAACCACCTCTCAAAGGCAAAAAACTTAAAAGAAGGTCTGTAGTTGAAAGCGATTGGCGCGACTACTGGGGATCATCTGATAGGTTAAACGCAGACGTCCAAGCATTAGGTCCCGGAAATTTCACAAGAGAAATACTTTATCTTTGCAAATCCAAGGCAGAAATGTCGTATCTAGAAGCAAGAGAACAGTTTGAACGCAGAGTTTTAGAAACAGATGACTATTATAATGGCATTATAAACGTCAGAGTTGGCGGATCAAACATACTTAGACAGCGTCTAGAAGAACATAAAAAGGCAAAATAAAAGCGGTTTTTTGGCTCGCGCAGGCCTAAGTTCGTGCGCTCTAAACCTGGTCATAGGTGTACACAGGGACGGAATTCCACGCCGCAGTGGTACTCAGCAACTACCCATTTGGATGAAGATCGCTACCTAAGCCCTGCGATTTTGCTGTTTGAAAAGGAAATAAAAGGCGAAATGAGCAGGGAGATCCTGCACGTTAGTAGGTGTGATAGCGTACATTTACTAACCGCCGTTGTAATAAGACGTGGCTCGAGGTACCGGACAACCGCCTCTGTAACTGCCATAACGCTGTGTGACTTGCCAGACTCGGATAATGTTATCTTTGCCCGGAAACGGGCTTAGTGTGACCATTAAGATCTGGATAATATTTAAATTGCGCTTCGCGCAAATATATCATCTCGCACAACTTCGATATAATTAAAAGAAAACAAAGTGCGTTGAGCGCAAGCGAAAACGCAAACGAGCGTTAGCTCGTTATTAAAATAAATAATATATCATTCGAGAATGCCCTATGAGACTGAACGATTTAGACAATACAACTATTAAACATTACCTTAGCGAAGATCTTCGAAGAGATCCCTTATACACACAACATTGGGATCGTATTGACGAAGAATTCTTCAAACCTTGGCAGAAATATCTATCTGAAGCAGCACTGACACAGGATCAAATATCTCAGATCTTTGCGGCTGCTGAAAAAGAAGCTGGCGCCAGTGGAGAAAACAATACGGCTCTGGGCAAGATTGTAGATAAGATTATTCCTGATTCATTTTTAGGCAAGCTAGAAAAGTCATTGCCTGAACCCAATCCTCAGGCACAACCAGATCCTCAGTTTGAACAAAAAGCATCTGCGGCCGTACAGCAATTAGACGTTCCAGCAGATACTAAGAGCGGTCTAATGAAAATAGTATCAGCAGCAGTTCAAAATCCCGCAGCACAGGGCATCGTTCTGAGTCTAGTTGGTGGTGTCCTAGGTGGACTAATGAGCAAAGCGGGTCCGCTGATTGCTACATTTTTTCCCGGCGGCGGCACAGCCGCAGTGGCCATAACTGGTGCTATTGTTGCAGGCGGTGTTGCTATAGCATCGGCAAAGCTACAGGGCAAAGGTTGGAAAGAAGCATTTAAAGGCGCAATTAAACCTGCACTAGCAGGCGCTGCTGGTGCTGTAGTTGGTCAGATGGCTGCAAACTTTGCCTCTGGCGCAGTGGATGCTGTAGCAGGTGCTGTCAAAGGCAAAAGTGCAGATGCCGCTCAGACAGCAGGAGGAGAGTTTGCAGCAGACCCTGCATTGAAAAAATTAACTGCACAACAACAAGACACACTATCTAAATTAAATCCTGACAAGTACACAGTTCAACAAGGAGAAAGCGGTCTTGTTGTTATGGACAAAGCCACGGGAGAAGTAGCTGCAACTATTCAGGCTCCTCCGGGTGTGCGTCCTGGGGATATGTATGCTGCCTTAGAAAAGGTTAATCCAGGATTTGCTCCAGGCGCTCCTAAGGCATTCAGTGGTGGCGGTAGCGTTGCTAGAGATACTGATATGCCTCCAGGTGCTACAACAACTACATCAGAACTACCAGGCGGTGGAACTAGAACAGTTACACAAGGTCAAGGTATTAAAGTTGGTGGTGACTATGTACGAGATGGAGAACCATTGACTGCTAGACAAATGGCTGCGGTGGATATGGCACAGGCCAACGGCAATCCTGTTGATCCAAAAGTTCAGGCCGCTTACGACCTAGCCAAACAACAGGGTCCAAGAGGACCTGCACCAAATCAAGTACCAGCCGGAACATCGTCTAGATTAGCTATGAGCTATGTGCCTGGTGGTAAGAAACTGTCAGAAGGACAGATCTATATGTTGTTCAAGAGAATAACAGCCAAGAATGATCATTATCTTGCCGAAGGACGTCTAGTAGAAGGGCCGATGGATTGGATTAAGACCAAG